TCCACAAACTGGTTGAACCAGTTGCGGTCACGGTACGTCACCTTGGACAGTCCGCCCACACTGTTGGCCTGTGTGGCCTTGGCACGGGCTTCAAGCCAACCCGCGGTGTTGGGTGCAAGCGTGTCAACGCCGCCTACACTGTTGCCGGACCCGTTCAAGGTCTGAAGCGTGGTCAGTTTGGTGGAGTTGCCCGCAATCACCTGTTTGGACACTTCCTTCTTCAAGGACAACATCACGTTTTTCATCTTCGCTTCAAGGATGTTGACCACGGCCAAGTCACCCTTGTTTGCGGCCTTCTCAACTGCGGACAGAATGATGGGCTGGGTGAAGTTGCTGTATTCAAACTTCGCCGTCTGGAACGGGTCCGTGACGGCCATGGATACAGGTTCAAACCCGTTGGTCAGTTCCGTGATGGAGCTGTGGTCCCCAAAGATGACCGGCTGTTCAACCCGCAGGCCGCCGGACACTTTGACAAGGTTGCCGTGGTCCTCGATTGCGCGGATAAGCGGGTGGGCAAGGAAGGAGTTGTCAACCAGCTTGTCGCGAAGGAGCTGTAGCGTGGTTGAAATAACAGACTGTGGGGCCATTTCGGGCACTCCAAGGTGTTTGTGTTTCTACGGTTTTGGGGCGTGTCCGGTGAAGCCGGGGCCGTATTCCGTAGGCTCCACAAAGGGGTGGCCCACGCATGATTGGACAGTATCACACGCGGGCGGTTGCGTCTATCGGTTGCGGTGCATGGACTTGGCCAGCTCCAACAGGTCCGCGTTGTTCATCTTCCGCATGTTGGCCCGGCCTGGTTTCCCGCCTACTGCGGCACGGCGTGGGGCGGCGGTGCCCTTCATGGCGGCTTCCTTCCGTGCCCGGCGTTCCGCGGAACGCTTGGTGCGCTCGGACTCCCGCTCCAACTTGGCCTGTTTGCCCTTGGCCGCCCAATAGGCCGTTTCCAGGTCCAAGCCCTGGTTGGCTTCCAACAGGTGTTGGACTTCTGACCGCAGGCCGTTGTCCTCCTTGAAGTCAGGGTGGGCGGACAGGAAGGTGTTGTAGCTGTCTTCCGCCTGCATGGTCTGGTATTCCTCCTGCATGGGGGCAAGGGCTTCCCGCAGGCGGCGGGACACTTCCGCTTCAATCCGTGCGTTGACGGTCTGTTCATTGAAGGGGTCATATTCCGGCACTTCCACGTCCTTCAACGTGGCGGTCCCCTTGACCAATGCTTCCCGCTCCCGCACAAAGTCCCGGCGTTGGTCTGCAAGTTCCTGTGTCTTCCGGGTGTAGTCCGCCCGCATGTTCTTCATCAGGGAGCGGATGTCCGGCGGGACCTGTGTGATTGCGTCATCCCATGACAGGTTCCGGGTGCGGGGCTTGCCGTCATCCCCCACGTCTTCAAGCTCCACATCCGCAGGTCCCGCGGGTGCGGCTTCCATGGGGGGGAAGTCACCATCCGGGGCGTGTGCGGCTTGCGCTTCCGCAAGGACGGTTTCCGCCATGGACGGGTGGTTGGTTGGGGCATTGGAAGGGGCGGTCAGTACATCAGGAGTGGTCACGTGGACTTCCTTGGGTTGGGGTTACATCAGGTCCGCGGTCACGTCATTGGCGTCAATCATCTGCAACGGTGTCCCCACACGGAAGTACCACGCGGGGTTCCATCCGGGGCCGTTGACAAACTGGATTGGCCGCCCAAACAGGCGGGAACCAAGCTCCAACACGGACACGTTCTGTATCCGTGAAATGATGAAGGTACGCCAACCTGGAAGGTCCCCCGTTGCGGACGCGGATTGGGGGTCAACATACAGGTGAAGGTACACTGTGCCGTTGGTTCCGCGCCACACGGCGTGGGGGTTGCCCACCCGGTTGCCGTACTTGCCGGACACACCTTCCGGTTGCCACTTGTCATTGTAGAAGAAGGCCACGGGGTTCTTCATGTCAATGGCGCGTTCCAGCTCCCGCATAGGGTCACCACCAAAGGCGGCCACATACTGTGCCCCGCGTGAACGCGGGATNACGGTGCGGGGCTTCCCACCNAAACCAAACGCCTTGGCAAACCTTGCNCGGATGGACTGGAACGCCATGACTACCGCCGCATACGGCTNGAGAAGTCAAAGTCTTCTTCCGCCACACCTTCCGGCCCGGCCACTTCCACGTCAATGGCCACGTCCGGTTCATCCCCGGTAGGCATGTCAAGGAAGGCTTCAAAGTCCGCGTCCGCGGCCAACTGCATCATGCCGGCGGTCAGGGCGGTCAAGTCTGATTCACTCCGCAACTGGTCAAGCCGCACCGGCAGTGGCTTCCCGTAGTCTTCTGCCGCCGCGTCAATCATGGCAAGGAACCGCACCACGTCCGGTTCCAGCTCCATGACCGGTTCCGTGTACGTGTCCGGGNTGATGTCCATGCCCATGACCGCCGCAACGTCCGCAACGGCCTTGGCCAAGGCGTTCATCACCTTCACGTTGATGGGCTTTTCAAAGGGCGGNACCAGGGCGGCAAGTTCCGCACCCACGATGTCATCCGCTTCCGTAGCGGCATCCATCAAGTCCTGTGGCATGTTGTCAGTTGCCGGCATGGCGGCACCGTAGTCAATGGGCATGGTCAGACTCCAACGGGACCAACGGCCCCTTCAAGGGGTGGGCCTTCCGGCAGGACGCCTTCCGGCGGTGGGGTAGCGGGTGCCGCTTCCGGTGGTGGTGGAGCTGGCACGGCCAAGTCTTCCGGGAGCTGGAACACCCTGACCATTTCTTCCAGGATGATACGCGGGTCCGCACCAAGTTGGACAAGGACCGGGGCAAGCCGTTCAAGTGACTGTTGCTTGGCAAGGTCAGACATTGGCGTGGTGCCCGCGTCCACGGCCCAATACCCAAAGTCCCCGGTCAGGTCATCCGCGGACAGGATGGTGGGGCCAACAGGGTTGGGCAACGCAAGGGGTTCCGCGTCATCCCCAAGGACAACGGACAACATGACATTGTACGTCATGGCCAAACCCGTGATAACGGAATCCCGTATGCGGGCCATTCTCCCCAACTCGCTTGAAGTGTAGGCGGCCAATAGGTTCTGTTCCGTTGCCGTGGACTTGGTGACTTCCCCGCGCGTGAACGGGGCCAACAGTCCCGCGTCCCGGATGTCCATGTCAACCGTGGTGGCATAGGCCGCGATGTCACCGGGGATGGGTGCCTGTGGTACGGGCATGATGTTCCCTTCAAGGGGCATACCCGGCACAAGGTCCACTTCTACAATCTCCCCATCCAAGCCCTGTGTGATTTTCGCGGCGGCATCTTCTGACAGGAAGCCCGCCCGGACCATCCACTGCCGTGCCATACGTCTGACACCTTGCGCTTGATATGTCCGCATGACGTTCATTTCCCGGAACTGGTCAAGGGACCGGGCCACAAGGGAGTACCCGCGCAACGGCGTGTCCGGGTCACGGGAGAAGAACAGGGGAAGGATGGGGACCACAGGCCGCCCGGACGCGGACTTGTACGGAATCCCGGTGGTTTCATGGACCACTTCCCCGTCCGGCGTTTCCGCTTCCGACTGTGCCGCAGGGTCAAGCGCCCCAACCTGTACCTTGACCCCCTGGAACAGATAGTCTTCCCCGTCACCAAAGTCCGGGGACCACACCAACAGGCGGTCTTCCAACAGGTCATACATTTCCACAATGCGTACCCACCGGTCACTGTCCGGCACGGCCCCGGCATTGGAGTCCGTGCCCATCATAGTGGACTTCCCGGCAATCCCTGTGGCTTCAATCCACTTGGTGTATGTCCGGGTACGGAAGTCTTCCGCCGGCCTTCCGTACCGTTCCGCCGCTTCCGGTAGGGGCATCAGGTACGTGTGTCCCACGTGGCGCTGTTGGTCCCATGAACAGGCCGTGGCGTCTACGATGACTTCCCACGGCGGAAGGGCGGCACATGACACCCGCTTCATGGGGTCCACGTTCTCCACTGGGGCCAACTTCACAAAGGAACACGGATAGATAAGCGCCAACCGCGTTGCGTCTTCCAACTGTTCCCGGATGGTCAACAGGTATTGGTTGGCTGTAGCTTGTGCCACGTCCGGGTTCCCGCGGTCCCGCAGGTCCGGTTCAACCCGCACGGCGGGGTTTTTGGCATACAGGGAACCAAGGTAGCTTTCCACCACCGCGTATGCCTTGGGAACTTCCGTCCGCAGGATGCCGTCCAAGGTGGGGTATGTTTCCGCTCCCCAAAACTGTGTCATATACAGGCGGCGGTACTCCCGCAGGCGGTCACGCCGTTGGTCCCAATACAAATCATGTTGTTCGCAGATGTCCCGGATGTCAGACGGTTCAAGCATGGGCAAGCCTCAGAACGGCAAGGATGAAGAACGGATGCGCCTTGCACGGGAAGCGGCAATCAAGTCATCCACGCGGGTGCGGCCCGATTGTATCGCATGTGTGCGCCACGCGGCAGGTACATCCCGCAAACAACGGTAGGCAAGGGCACACGCCATAGCCGCGTCATCGTGTGACCCCTTGGGGGCTTCCGGGGCAACTTTGCCCGCGGGGATGGTCAAGGACCGCAGTTCCAACCAGGTGGGCCGGTCCAATATCTGTACCAACTGCAAGGACTCCCGCAGGGTGTCAAAGGCGTCCAACTTGGATTGAAGGCTTGTCACCCACGGCTTCCCCTTGGGG